CAACATCTGGTTTTGCGACAACCAATAATCCAACAGCAACAAGAGTGACGTTGGTATCACCTACGACAAGACACTTAATCCATCTTGGAACAGAGACAACCATTGGAACATCAACAACTCAAGATGATATGTTTATAAGATTCTCCGATCAAGAGGATATAAACACGTATGCACCATCCGCGATAAATACCGCAGGAACTTTGAGATTGCAGGACGGCACAAAGATCATAGGTGCCATAAAAGCGAAAGAGGTTATATTGGTGTGGACTGATAATGCCTTGTACACGATGAAATTTATCGGTGCACCTTTTACATTTGGTCTGGAACAGGTCGGTACGAACTGCGGACTGATAGGCAAGAATGCTGTCGTTGAGATAGACGGTGCTGCCTTCTGGTTGAGTCCAAAAGGTTTTTTCCTATTTGATGGTACGGTGAAATCCATACCCTGCACGGTCGAGGATTTTGTCTATGATAATTTTGATACGACAAAGGGACAGCAGGTATCTGCAGGATTAAATAATCTATTCACAGAGATCACATGGTCCTATCCGGCACAGGGTTCAACATTTAACGACAAGTATGTAGTATTTAATTATGCAGAATCAGCAGGTGTGCCTGGTGGTGTGTGGTACACAGGAACAGAGGCTAGAACAAGCTGGATGGATGCAACGATATACAAGAATCCTTTCGCTACCAAATTTAATAGTTCTGCGACTGGAACCTTTCCTGAGATCATAGGCGAGTCTGGTCTTGGTCAGAGCATACTATTCGAACACGAGGTAGGAAACGATCAGGTCAATCCTGATGGTACAACAACCATTGTGCCATCTTTCATACAATCTTACGACATAGATCTCGAATCAAGAAGTAAAGATGCCAGAGGCAGAGCCAGTGGTCCTAAAGTTGCGGGTGAGATATTTCTTGCGATGAGAAGATTTATTCCTGATTTTAAAGTATTGGAGGGTAATGCGAAGGTAAGTCTTAATGTCAAAAGATATCCGCAACAATCGGAGACACAGACAGCGTTGAGTCCCTTTACAATAAACTCATCAACAGATAAAAAAGATACAAGAGCGCGTGGTAGATTTGTCAGCGTCAAGATAGAGAATGATGCGGTCAATGAGTCCTGGAGATTTGGGACATTGAGATTAGATCTACAGCCGGACGGGAGACGATAATGCCAAAGATTAATGTGAGAATACCAGAACCAAAAGAGGAATACGATTTCTCAAACCAGAAACAGATAAATAGGACTTTATCTATTGTTGTCGAACAGTTAAACTCGACATATCTAAGTGAAACAAAACAGGAGCAGGAGAGATTCTCTTGGTTTTTAAGTGGCTAATATATATAAAAATGCAAAGGTAGATCTGACTACCACGGATAACACAACGATATATACGACACCGTCTGACTCCAGAGCTATAATCAAAAGCATATTGGTGACAGAGGATGCTGGATCGGGATGTGATATAACTTTTACCATAACAGACGCTGCAGCTGCGGTATTTAACCTGTTTAAGGACAAGACAATAGCCTCAAAAACAACGACAGAATTGTTAACTCACCCTTTAATTTTGGAAGAAAATGAGGTATTAAAGGCACAAGCAACAGATGCAAACGAATTACACGTTATCGCATCGATACTGGAGATAAATAGAGACTAATGCCATTCATAGAACAAAAAGCAAAAGCGGAATACAAAGATATCAACGGTAAGAGAACGCTGGTGATAACACCAGAGTGTGAGATTACCCTAAAGAATCTGGAGACAGGACAGGAATACATGTCGGACAAAGAGGCGGATGACGATGTGAACAACCCTGAGACAGATACAAAGAGGGAGCATATCTCTCGTAGTGTAAAATTAACGGTGGAGTCACTACCACTTGGAGGAGATTCGAATTTATAATATGGCGATAACTAGAGCACAACAAGCAAGACAGATGTTAAAAAAAGGTAGTGAACCTGTTGTACAAGGTGGTGTTGATAACTATCTTGGTAAACAGCCACAAGTTGTTGCACCTAGAAAATGGCAATCGGGTCCTGATAAACCACCTACAGAATTAGCATACATTACAGAAGCAGAGAAAAAATTATTATTAAAAGAAGACATACACGGATCGTTAAAAGAAGGACCTAATAAAGGTCCTGCAGGTATTATGTCATTAGATAGTTTTGGTGACATAGGTGGCGGTGGATCTGCCGGAGTGGATACCTCTCCAGGTGGAGGTGCATCTGGTGATGATAAAACTCAATTTTCTGGGCAGACTGTAGCTGAGATGAACATGAAAAATCAAAGAGAAAAAGAAAAAGCAATTGAAAGAAGAAAAGCAAATGAAAGAGCAGTGTTACAAATCGCCGAAAGAAAACAAGCTAAAGATCTTGGTTATGATGAAAGAGAAAATATTGCGGACTATGGAAGTGCTGATGATTTACAACGTTTATACACCACAGGAGTTCCAAAAACCAATGTACCTTTTTTAAATTTAACTGAAGGTCCTAGAAATTATACTTTAAGAAAAAATATAGATTATTACAGATATGATCCAAGAACAAGAAAAGCAAGAGAAAAATATGGTTTAACAGCACAAGGTTATAAAGATTACATGACAGCTAGATTAGCAGGAGAGATAGATGCCGCTGGTAATATTATCTACTCACAAGATGACGATGATCCGATTATTTTTCCTCAAGACATGGAAGACAACACCGGTGGCGGTGGAGATGGCGGTGATAACACCGAAGATGACGACGATACAAACACAGGAGGTCTTGCTCTTAGATTTAGAAAAGATGGTGGTAGAATCAACGCCATGGACGGTGGTATGATGAGTCCCGTAGGTGGGATCATGGACCTTGAGTCAGGAAGACAGATGTATTTCCTAGGTAAGTTGGTTAAGAAGGCTACAAGAGCTGTCAAGAAGATCGCAAAGTCACCGATAGGTAAAGCAGCGTTGTTATATTTTGGTGGTCAGGCACTTGCAGGTAAAATGGGTGGACTTGGTGGATTAAAATCAAAATTATTTGGAACAGCAATGAAACCTGGATTTGCTGGACCTGGAATTCCAGGTCTTTTTACTAAATTAGGTTTAACAAAAACTGCAGGATCAATGATGCCAACCCCAATGGGTGGCATAGCTCTTGCATCATTAGCGCCTTTTTTATTTCAAGGAGAGGAAGAAGAGGAAGATCAAACAACAGATAGAGGTCCAGGTTTGGATATTAGAAAAATAAGAGAAAACCCATATGATTTTCTAGGTCCTAATTTTGCCGATGGTGGTCGTATAGGTTATCAAGAAGGATCTAAGGAACCAGTGGCCAAGAAGACCATGCCACTACTAGATATGGGTGGTAAGGAGATGGATCTGAGAGAGGATGGTGGATTCGTGCCTATCGGACGTATGGAGAGAGCGGACGATGTGCCTGCAAGATTATCAAAGAATGAGTTTGTATTTACCGCTGATGCTGTTAGAAATGCAGGTGATGGCGATGTGGACAAAGGAGCAGAAGTTATGTATAATATGATGAAGAACCTCGAATCCGGAGGTGACGTATCTGAGGAATCGCAAGGATTACAAGGCGCAAGAGAAATGTTTCAAACATCTAAAAGATTAGAGGAAGTATTATAATGTCGGTTCAAACAACAAGAAATCTACCAGCACAATTCGTCGAGGATCTGGGAGTAGATCTAGCGCAACAGGTAGTAGCCCAGTCGGGTGTACCCGTAGTATCAACAGGTCTTGCAGGAATATCACAACAGCCAGGTGAGTCTGCTGCAGACTTTCAAGCAAGACAACAGGCCGCAAGAGCATTCACTACAAGACAACAGAATCTAGCGGGACTCGCACCACAGGTAGCAGGTCTATCTGACAGAGAAAAAGAAGCAAGAAGATTAGCCGACGCTGGCATAGGTTCTTTTGAACCTTTTATAAGAGATGCAAAGACTTTAACAGGAGCAGGTGCTGGTACAGGTGCAGGATCTGTTGCAGAGTTCATGTCACCATATCAACAACAGGTTATCGATACATCACTCGCAGAGTTTGACAGACAGGCAAAGGCCCAGGAACAACGGATCAGGGACCAGGCTGTTGCATCAGGAGCTTTCGGTGGAGGCAGAGAGGGTGTGCAATTAGCAGAGTTTCAAACAGGTTCGGATAGAAATAGATTAGCATTAGAAGCAGGATTAAGACAACAAGGTTTCCAACAAGCTGTAGCGAGAAGAGATCAGGCTTTCAGAGATCAATTAGGTCTAGCACAATTGGTGCCAGGATTAGAGGGTAGAGATATCGTGCAACAGGGTCAATTGGGAGCGTTAGATAGAACATTAGAACAGGCTAGAGCTGATGCCACAAGAGAGGCGGCAAGACAGGCGACATTCCTACCACAGGAGCAACTAGATAGGTTCGCAGGTCAGGTGACAGGAATTATGGGTGGATATCCTGCACAGTTTACATCAACTAACATACCTAATCCAACACCTTTACAGACGGCATTAGGAGTAGGATCAACACTGGCTGGTATATACGGGGCACTTAACCCATCACCAGGTGTTGTGATACAAAATAAACCAGTATAATATGAACAGAGTATTAAAAAGACCGATGTTTAGAATGGGTGGTGCAGCAGGGACCGGTATCACATCAGGACTGGACACACCAAGACAACAGTATGATGAAGGCAATCGTGTAAGAAAATTGTTTGAGGAGAGAAAAGCAATGTTTGATCAAACATTACCTGATCAGAGATCTGGTTTCATGCCAGGATCTGTATCTTCTTTTTTAACAGACTTTGGTTTAAATCTATTATCTGCAACACCAAGAGGTAATATATTCGCAACTGCAGCCAGCGCTGCAAAAGATCCTTTTAAATCTTTTCAATCGGCAAGAGCACAGGAGATGTCTGATAGAAAGGCATTAGACCAGGCCATCCTGGGTGATGTCATAAGTGAGGATTTTAAATCCAGACAGCAACAGAAATTAATAGAAGCTGGTTTTGAAGAAAAGAAAATGGAATTACAAAATAAAATTAAAGAGCTAACAATAAAAGGAGATCAAGCTTCTCTTGCAAGAGCAGAAGAACTTGAAAATAGTTTAAAACTTTTAGAAGCTGACTTTGAATTTCAAAAGAAATATGGAGTAACCGGTAAAGATTTTGATCCGGGTGCTGCTGCGAAAACATCAAATGTTGTTAAGGGTCTTGATGATGAGAAATTAACTCTGACACAAGAGGCAGAACAAATAAAAATTACTCCTGAAAATGAGAGAACAGCAGAACAAAATAAAAGATTAAGAGAGATAGAGACAAGATTAGGCTCTATTGATGATATCAGAGCTAATATATTAAAAGAATCTTCATTGATTGAAAAGATTGGTGCTTTAGATCAAACAGATCAGTTAAATACCATAGTTGATCAAAACATGGCTAAAGGCATGACGTATGAAGAGGCATTTAAAGCAGCGTTAGAACAGTTTAAATTTTTACAAAACATGGCTGATGGTGGTAGAGCGGGATATCAGGTTGGAGGTATGACAACCCCTCAACAGACATCACAGACCATTAAAGAATCACCGACGCAGGATTTGACATACGCAGAACTAAGATCCAGATTACCAAACTCCATATCTGATCAGGTTGTTCAATTGTTAGCCAACAGTAAACAGGCGTTATTAGACTTTGCAGAGATAAGAACCCAACAGGATGTGGATCAATTCAACCAACAATACGACGTAACTTTGACTCTACCACAGGAGGGTTAAAATGGCCGATCCATTTCTTAAAAAACAACCCTCACAAATAGAAAAAAATACTGCTAGAAAAATAGTAGAAAACACTCTTAACAAGAGAACCAAGCCCGTAAAATTTACATGGGAGGGTTTGAAAAATCTAAGTCTTTTCTTTGAGACCAATCCTTTTGATAAATTAAAAACAGATAGATTAAATGATATCATGGAGGGTCGAAGCAAGGCTCAAGAGAAAGATTATATAGATTTTTTCGAGGATGTGGAAAAAGGTTTATATGGTGGTGTTCAGGATCTAGGTTATGCTGTAGGTGACCTGCTCACATCAGGTGTCGATATTGCAGCTGATACCAATCTCACAGAGGACCTTACAAGGGTTTACGAAAAAAATAAAATAAAAGACACTGAAACACTCACAGGTGAGGTCACAAAATTATTAACACAATATGGTGTGCCAGGGTCTGGTGTATTTAAGGTATTAAATAGGGTCAAGGCATTATCAAAAGCAAGAAAAGTAAAAAAGACAAGTGACAAAGCGATCAATGCAGCAAAAAGAATTGGTTACATGTCAACCGCATTTGCGGCAACAGATTTTATCGCATCGGAACCAGACAGAGAATCTACCGCGATACCTCTAGAAGATACAGAGGGTTTATCTGGTAGAGAACTTGCATTAGCTAGAATAAGAAATAGAGTCAGATATGGTGCGGAAGGGGCTGCTTTTGGTGCAGGTTTTACATTATTAGGTAAACCACTTGGTCTGGGTATAAAATATGGATTACTAAAACCAGGAGCTAAGGTGGCTGGCATAGGTCTAAAAGCAATAGACAAGGGTGTTGTGGCACCGGTCACATACCTTGGGGCAAAAGCGATACCAGCACCTGTTGGTAAAAAGATAAGAAACGCTAGTAACTTTGTGATAGATAAGGCTCTGTCAACGGTCATCACTGGCAACCCTCGAAAACAATTACCAGAGTTTGCAAACTGGAGATTATTCTCAACAGATAGTCTAGATCCGGTAGAGAGAAAACTAAGAAGATTAGATAATTTTTTATCTTATTTTAGATCTCTTGGTAAACAGACAGGGCTTGGTTATCAGATAACATCTGATGCAAAGAGAGCCATCAAAGGAGACCAAAGAAAAATAGAAAAATATTTAGAGTCAGTAGAAAAGAAAGCGTATGATCTAGCTAAAAGCTTTGAAGGTCAGTACAACACAAATACCACATCTAAAGCAAGTCAGGATTATTATCTTGATCAGGTGCTATCTTTCTTAAAAGGACAAACACAAAAGTCTGCATTACCAAAAGAATTACAGACCACGGCCCAAGGACTAAGTGACGAGTTAGCAAGAATCAAACAAAATTTTGGTAATCTATTGCCTGAAGGTGATTTAAAACAATATGTTTTAAAAAATTTAAAATCATACATGCGTAGATCTTTCTCTATATTTACAAACCCTGCATATCAACCAGATAAAAAAATAAAAGACAACGCAGTAAATTGGGTTTTAACAAATGTCGTGAAGGCAAATAAAGATTTAAAAGAATCTGCGATTAAAACATTAAAGACACCAAAGATGTCAAACGAACAAGCTTTGAAAGAAATGGCAGAGACAACAGTGGATGGTATACTAAGAGCAGGTAAACAAGACGGTGCAGATCCATTGAATGTCATAAGAAGAGTAGCAAAAAAAGATTTACGATTAGATACTTTA